CGCCGGGGCTCATAAGGTAGATGGTCACCAATTTGCACCATTACCAGATGCTGTCCGTGCGGACTACCAAGAAGAAGCTAACAGCCTGTATACCATGTTCGTTAATGCTGTTGCGCAAAACCGTTCGATTCCTGTTGATGCTGTGCGCGCCACCGAAGCAGCGACCTATATGGCTGTAAAGGCGGTAGAAAAAGGTCTGGCTGATGGCGTGAGTACTACAGACGCCCTGATCGCCGAGTTGGCCGGCAAACGTTCCACACGTATTCATTCAATTCCATCCGTGCAAGCGGCATCGGACAAAGAAAATGCCACGCTGTCTGGCATGCAACAAGCAGAGGCAGCATCCCTTAATTCAACCAAAGGAGTAACAACCATGACACTGGAAGAACTGCGCCTAGCGCATCCAGCCCTGTGTGCTGCTCTGGTAGAAGAAGGCCGCGTTGCCGGCTTCGAAGCCGGAGCGAGTGCAGAGACAAACCGCATCAAAGACGTGGAGGCACAAACCATAAAAGGCCACGAGTCATTGATCGGTACCCTTAAATTCGATGGCAAAACTACAGGTCCTGAAGCTGCTGTAAAAGTGCTTGCTGCTGAGAAAGAACTGCAAGCCAAGGCGGTAACTGCTTTGATTAATAGTGCGCCAAAACCAATTGCCAACGCTGCCGCACCAGATGACGCAGCTGCATTGGCTGCAGAAGAATCTGCCCAGGCTGAGATTTCAGTGGAAGCTAAAGCAAAAGCTGAGTGGGATGCAAGTGCAGATTTGCGCGGTGAGTACGGAAATAACTTCAAAACATTCCTGGCGTACAAAGAAGCGGTGGCATCTGGCCGCGTCAAAGTAGCCGGCAAAGCAAAGGGCTAGATCATGAAAAAGACAATCATTTTATTAGGCGCATCAGTATTAGCAGCACTCAGTTTTGCAGCCTTTGCAGGAGTGGATCCCACAGCATTGGTAGCCGGGTTGCATGAAAACCTTGCAATGGGGTTGCCATACGTTGGCGCAATCGGCATGACAACCTTGGCGGCGAATGTTGCACGGCCTTATGAGCTTGGCGATTTAAACCATATCGGCGTGGTTGCTGCAGACATTATCTATCAAGGATCAGCAGTTGGCGAAAATGGATCGGGTTATGGCCGGCCACTTGTTGCTGGCGATCCATTCTTGGGCTTTGCGAATGATAAAGCGGACAACTCTGCTGGTGCTGCCGGTGCAGTTGTTGTGGAGTTGAAAGCAAAAGGCCGTGTGCAGTTGGCGATTGCCAGCTTGGCAATTACGGATGTCGGTGAAGTTGTATATGCGTCTGATGACAATACCTTCACTCTGGTAGCCACTTCTAACTCAGCCATTGGCCGTGTAGTTCGTTTTGTATCTTCCGGCGTCGGCATTGTGGCATTTGATGTAGGCCGTGGCGGGATCGGTGAAATCGATGCCTTAACCGATTCAACTACCGGTACAGCAGATGGCACGGTGGGTGATGTTGGCGGGTCATTCAGCCAGGCAACATTAAACAACAACTTTAAAGAGCTGACAGTGAAAATCAACGAGCTTGCAGCCAAACTTAAATAGGGGCCAATCATGGAAAAAATCACATCTCGCGCCGTCATTGGCATGTATTTCGAAGCGCTACAAGCGCAAAATGGCTTGGGCTGGGTAAATGGTGTTTCTAACTATTTCCTATCTGATCAATCAAGCGAAGAGTATTTTTGGCTAGGACAACCGCCAGCATTACGTGAATGGCTGGGTGGTCGTCATGCCAAAGGCTTTACAGAAAACGGTATCGAAATCGTTAACAAGCATTTTGAAGCGACAATCGATATCAAAATCAAAGATCTGCGCCGGGATAAATCTGGCCAATTGCAAACACGCATCAACGAGTTGGCTGAACGTGGCGATACTCACTATGCGCGCTTATTGAGTACCCTGGTTGTAAACGGTGCAAGCCAATTGTGCTATGACGGCCAATACTTCTTTGACACCGATCATGCTGAAGGCGATAGCGGCAATCAGTCCAACAAGATTGATTTTGATATCTCTGCAGCACCGGCAGCCGTCCATGGCGTTGTTGCAGCGCCTAGTCCGGAAGAAATGCAGCAGGCTATTCTTAAATCAATCTCACAAATGTTCACGTTTGTGGATGATGTCGGCGAGCCAATTAACGAAACTGCCAAATCATTCCTGGTGATGGTGCCGATTGGTTTATCAGACGCGGCGCGTGCGGCATTGTCACTGTCACGGGTTGCTGGCACAGCTACACAGGCGATTGAAGACTGGGATATTCAATTGGCAGTCAACCCACGCTTAACAGCTGCTGGCTGGACTGACAAATTTATCACCGTGCGTACGGACGGCAGTGTTAAGCCTTTTATTCGCCAGGAAGAAACAGAGCCTGAAATCAAGGTGAAAGATGAGAACTCTGAATACGCATTTGATCACGATGCGATTCAGGTCGGCATCGATACCTGGCGCAATGTTGGTTACGGACGTTGGCAGGGCGCCGTTCAAACCACACTTATCTAAGGAGCGCCACCATGAAATACATTGTGACAGGTAAGTCCGTGTCTATCACCGGTGGCGTGCTAACCCTTTCTGAGGCGCAAGCCGCTGATCGGGCGCACTGCCTTAAGAAGTTAAGCGGCAAAAACCAATATGAAATTCTAGAAACAGTCATTTTCAAAAATGGCGAGAAGTTTGGCTTTGATGGCAAGCTGCCTAAGTCTATTGGTGTGGATCTGGAGGCTGAAAAAGCCGCTGCTGAAAAAGCCGCTGCTGAAAAAGCCGCTGCTGAAAAAGCCGCTGCTGAAAAAGCCGCTGCTGAAAAAGCCGCTGCTGAAAAAGCTGAAGCCGAGAAGAAATAAGCATGGCGATGGTAGAGGACTTGACGGTTTTTTTTAATACCAGCGAGTTCGCTATTACGGCCCTGTATAAGGGAGTTACAACCGTTAAGGTTATTTATGACCATGAGTACACCGAGCAATTTGGCGCCGCTGGCACTAATCCGTTTATTACTGCGGATGCTGCGGACTTTGCCAGCGCTGCTAAAGGTGATGCGATTGTCCTGGATGCAACAAGTTACACCATCAAGACTATTGAACGCGATGGTACCGGGCTGGTAAGGCTTGAATTAACAAAGGCGGCATGAGGTGGCTAACCATTTAAGGCAGCAGATCAGGGAGGCGTTGGCGCAGGTGGTAACTGGGTTGGCAACTTCCGGTAGCCATGTTTACCAGTCTCGCGTCGTGCAACTGGAGGCGAATGAATTGCCAGCATTGAAAGTATTGACCGGTGATGAAGCGGTGACGATTGTCGATATTGGTTCCAACCCATTGCAAGAGCGGAATCTGACAGTCACGGTAACGGCAGTTGCCAAAGCTGCAAACAATCTTGATGACATGCTGGACACGATGATCAAGGAAGTTGAGGTGGCAGTGGCATCCAGCAACACCCTAGGCGGCCTGGTAAAGGATGTAGTGCTTACAGGTACCGGGGTTGATATGAATGCGGAGGCTGAATTACCAACCGGACAGGCCTTGATTACTTTTAATGCAAATTATTACACACGTGCGCAAGCACCTGATGTTTCACTTTAAGGAGCTATAACATGAATGTTTCAAAATGGAGTAACGTGGCGGTGGCAGTTCAGTCTGCTATAGCTTCTGCAAAGACAATCACAGCAATTACCAAGGCCAGTGAAGGCGTCGTCACCTCGGCGTCACATGGGTATTCAAATGGCGATTATGTGCTGTTGGCGATTCAAGGGATGTATCAGCTGGATGGGGTTGTGGCTCGCGTAAGCGGCGTCACTACCGATACGTTCGAACTGGAAGGCCTTGATACCACGCTGTTTGAAACCTTCACTAGCGGTACCGCCCAGGAAATAACATTTGGCACCAGCCTAACCACAGCGACCACAGTCAATGCCAGCGGCGGTGATTTTGATTTTATCGATGTGACCACCATTCATGACAACGTGAAGAAACAGATCCCAGGCTTGCCATCGCCAGGCACTTTCACTATGGATCTGATGTGGGACCTTGCCGACGCCGGCTTGATTGCCTTGAAGGCAGCATCAGACAACCAGGCGCAGCGCGCAGTCAGATTCACTTTTGCCAATGGGCAGAAGGTGGTGTTCAACGGGTATGTCGGCGCATCAGGCCTGCCAACAGGTGGCGCACAGGATGTCGTGAAAACAAGCGTGGTCATCACGATGTTCGGTAAACCTCAAGTGTACGCGAGCTGATCATGGCTGTATTAAACAAATCTGAGGTTCCTCCGCCAATACTGCCTAAAGAAACGGCAGAAGTGCCGTCTTTAGGTGGTGAGGTGATTGTGCAAGGGTTAATGCTCACGGACCGTCTGGAACTCCTGTTTTATGAATCAGAAACAGGTCGCATTAATCTATCTTTATTACTCAGCCATACCGTGGTTGATGATAAAGGCGCTCCGATTTATACGCAAAACGAGTGGGAGCTTTTTGGCGCTAATCATTTTGTGGAAGCGCTGCAATTATTCAAGACTGCAAAACGGGTGTGTGGCCTTGATGCGGATGTTGCTGAAAAAAAGTAGCTGAGCGGCCAGCGTTACAGTTTGCACTGTTACTGGCAAGAACGTTGGGCAGATCGCTTCATGAGCTGATGCACACGATGACCGCTGAAGAGTTTGGGCTGTGGCAATACGAGTATTCAGTCAGGCCATGGGGTGAAATACGTGCTGACATGATGGGCGGGATTGTTGCCAGTACGGTTGCTAACGTAAATCGCGGTAAAGATACAGAACCATTTAGTGCTTATGACTTTATGCCGAAATACGGCAGGAAAGCGAAAGAAGCAGAACCGGAAAAAGAAGATTCCCCTGGTGAATTTTTTAATAAATTTTAGGCAATTAAATGGCAAACCAAAAAGCCGAAATTATTATCTCTGCTAGAGATGAAACCAAAATTGCTTTTAATTCCGTTAAAAGCAGTTTGGGAAGTCTTAATAGCTTAGCTGGAGGGCT